TTCAGCAGTTAATTCTCCTTCCGCTTGCTCGTTAGCATCATACGTTAGTGTTGCCATTCTGGGTGATTACTGTAAGGTTTCCTAATCCAACTGTTGTGACCTCGTTAGTACCGGGTGCTTTAATAGTTGGTTTACCGACTTTCATCTTCGGTGCATATTTATTTTCTGTTTTAGCCTCTTCAGGTGGCTTAACAACTTTACGTTTAGCCTTCCGTGGGCGGGACGGGTTGACCTTCTCCAACTGGTTGTCCTCCTAGTGCTGGGTTTTTACTTGGGTCCATCATTGGTGATCCAATTGCAGCTTGCTGTAGATCAGCTTGCTGTTGCTGTTGTACAGCAGCCTGTTGTTCACCTTGTACCTCTTGCATACTTCTTACAAGGTTAAGTATATCTATACCTTGTGCAGCTGCAAGACGTTTAATAACTTCCTCAGGGTTTATGTACTGCTGAGTAGCTTCTGGTCCCATGGTTTGTGAAATAGTTGTAAGGAATTGACCAAGACTCTCACGATCTTGTCCTCTGCCTAGTGCATTAACACCTGCAACAATGGTAGGTTGTACAATACCCTTAGGTATCTTAGGTATCTCACCAGTCTTTTGGAATACACTTAGCTTTCTATTCAAGTATGGTACTAAGAACTCAGTAGTAAGTACACTAAATAGTCCACCTAACTGTTGCTCTAGTTCCATCTGTGTCATCCGAACTTCCTCTGCTGTAGTACGTTCTGATTGACGTACTGATAGTATTAGGAATGCTTCAGATAATCTTTTCTCTAAGGTTTGTATCATCTGATATGCCGTAGCAAAGTCAGCTTGTTTACCTACCTGTACTACACCTATGTCATCAGGTCTACCCTGAACAATAGCACCATTACCTGCGTTAGCAAGAGTCTGAGGTTTAGTTGTACTAGAAGGTGATACTACAAAGACAACCTTAGCTGCCGCTGCACTACCTTCAGTAATTGCTTGTGACAGAGCTTCAAGTGACTTAAGATCACCCATGAATTCTTCTACTCTACCACGTCCATAAGGTTCACCATCTACTGTATTAAATCGTAGAGGTAACCATGGTGTTGTTTCAACTGGTGCTTTACTTACTGACTTAGGTATAATTTTATCATTAACTTCTTGATGCCAGAGAAATCTGTTGTTATCTCTGGTGACATGTGTGTAAACATCAACGTCATCGTTATCTTCTGCTACCTGTTCAGGCTGCTGAGATAATTCATCTGCAAAATCGGGTAATAATTTTTTGCTAATTTTTTCTTTGGTGACAATTTCAATTACATTGCCGTTCCCATCACGCTCTAGGACATAACGATGTAGAGGAAATAGTTTTAAACCATCCTTACCCATGAAGATGAGTGCATTACCTGCTACAACCAAATGCTTAAGAGCTTGGTGTATAACAACACGATCATCTGATGCTGCGATAGATTCCATAATGGTTTTCTCTACCTTAGCAAAGGATAAATCTAATTCAGTTTTGATTTTAGGATCAATCTGTCCTAACATTGCATCGTTAACTTGCAGCTTAAAGAAGCTAGTGTTAACTGGTACTAATGCTAGTTGTAGTTTAGCTGCTAGAGTAACTACTCCTTTAGCTCCTACTGATTGCCATGGTGTGCTTAAGTTTTTAGCACCACGCATGAACTCCTCTTCTCCACGAATTATATATGGGATGGTTAGTTTCGCTGCCTCTTCCGCTATGTTTAGAAACTGAGAACGTTCTGATGCTAAACTGTCATATCTTGTTTTAGCTGACATTATATATTAAGGGATTTAAGTTGTTGTTCTCTGCCTAATTGTTTTGTACCTCTTATGGTACCCATTCTAGATGCCTTTGATCTCTTCATCCGTACACCTTTAGCACTTGTGCCTGTAAACCTTTGACCTGCTGTACCTTGTGCGGTCCTAGCTATAGGTGTACCAGCTACAGCTTGATCAAATTGTGTCTTAGCAGCACCGTAACCACTGGTGTCTTGTACATCTGAACTTACATTAGGTATGTAGTTTATATCTGGTTTATCTACTGGTAGTGGTGTAGGTTTAGTAGGTTTATCAGGGATGTCTGGTTTCCAACCGTCTTGGACTACACCTTTAGATGGTCCAGTCACACCGGGGATAGCTGGCATCCAATTGTTCCAATTTGATTTTAATTTATCTGATTTCTCTACATGACCCGGTAGGTTTTCAGGGGCTAATAACCTTACAGTATGTTCAGGTATCAACTGACCATGAGGTAATATACCTACAAGATCATCTAAAGTTTTAGTCCTTTCATGTGTTAAAGCGTCCCACTTATCACCCATGACTTTCTTAAATCCAAACTCAAGGAAGTCTTGCATACCGGGGTGTCCAGATGCTCTTTGTTCTTTAGACCATAGGTTTACATCTTCAGGCATACCCTCTATACTAAATGTACCACCTGCATCTTTGAATTCTTGTTGTAAGTTTCTTATCTGATCATAAGTTGCAAACCTTGACATATATGTAGGATCATTTGTACGAGTATCTGCATCTGTAATCTGACCATCACCATCGCTATCAAACGCAGCTAAGTAATCATCTTGATCACCTTGACTTATAGCATCTCTACCAGTCATACGCATATTGATGTCAGTGATAGCTGCTTGTAATGCATTAGCTTTATCTGCACCTGCACCTTGAATTGCTGAGACATATTGATTTACATCATGTGCTCCAGCTGCTGTAAAGTAAGGACTAGCACTATCGTTAGTGCCACCAAATTTAGTGTGCCTATCTTCTGCTCTTGATGACTGACCTAATGCATCTCTAAACTCATCACGTATAGTAGTTTCAGCTTGTTCGTATTTAGTATCTCTTTCTGATAAACTTCGTCTAACCAAATCTGATGCATCGAATGCACCATGATCTGTTTGTGTAGAATCCATTCCACCAGATACATTCATCCAGTATCCTAAACCATCTACATCTGCGTCTCTACCATATTGCTCATGGTATGATTGTCTTATGTTAGCTTCCTCTGATTGAGCAAATGATTCAGCAATCTTATCAATAGTCCAAGTCTTACCTGATGCATCTGTTGTCCCTAACTTATCTTCCCAGTACTGTAAACCTTCTGTATCTGCAGCCATCTCACCTTCAGTTCTAAGAAAACCTTTTGTAAATAAATCTGTTACACTTCCAGTAGCTGCACCAGATGCAACGTCTGCTAAGAAACTTGCACCGTACCCTTGTTCACCACCTTCCAAAATGTCAGCACCGTAAAGGTCACCACGATCACGTGCAGATGTTACAGCAGCAGCAGCTCCTTGGAACGCTCCTTTAGTATCACCAGCTTTAGCTTGATCTATAAGATCTTGAAACTGTTGAGATTGTTGTGCTTTTTCTGCAGTAATACCTTTATCTTCAAACAAACCTATGATGTTATTTGTTACAGCCTCTAGTGCTGCATTATAATCAGCAGTACCTTGAGTTAGTTTAGATAAATCTTGGAAGCTACCTGCAGCACCGCTAGTGTCATCGTGTCCGTAACCTTCGTACCATGTAGAGGCACGTGTATCGTACCAGTTGTATGTCATTTCACATCTCCTTTAAGTTTCCATCCAGCATCTACATTAGCTGGTCTTTCAGGTGTAACTTTTCTTATAGTTAAGTCAGTAGGTTTAGGGATATCAGGTGGTTTTTCCATAAGACTAGCTGTTATCTGTTCTTCAACTCCAAACGTAGGACTATAGAAGATACCTTCATCAACATTTTGATCTAGTTTGTTACCAACAATAGTCATACGTGTTGGTTCAGGTGCTTGCTTATGCTTAAAGGTATCTCTAACTTCACCTGTTAATGGGTTAAGTTTAGTACGAGTACCAGTTTCAGAGTCAAACTTATTCCAAGGTTGGTACTTTCTGATTTGAACTTGTTGGTTGTGTAAGAAACCTCTAGTATTTTTACCTTCAGGGTACCTTACATTGTGTACTCTAGCTCTTTGAATTTGAAGTGCTTTTTCTTTTTGCCATTCAGCTTCAGCCCATGCACCATCTTTACCAAGTTCTCTAGCTTTATCGTAAGCTTCGTTGACCCAGCTCTGTATCTCTTTAGATGCAGCTCGTACTTGAGTAGCATTATCAAAGTCAGCACCTTCACCCATGAACATCATGTAATCTTTTTCTAACAACTCATCAATCGTAGCACGATAAAGTTCATCATTAGTATAGTTCTTCCAGTCCATAGGGAACTCACGTTGAATAACTTGAGTCCATTGCTGACCAGTCTCATCTTCTCTAGTACCAACAACAGTATCTCTAACTTTATCTCTATAATTGTAAGGGTTTTGTATATCATCTTTACTACCCTCAAGCCATACATGTTTAGCATCACCACCTGATAAATTATGGAAAGCTGTTTGTGCATCCCAAGTATTATTGTAAGTAATACCACGTTCAATATCTATACCCCAAGCTTCATCTTCTAAAGCCAGTTGACCGCCTTGATCATACCAAGAATCATATGCTTGTAGAGTATCAAGTCTTTGAGACTCTGACATTTGACTCCAAGCATCAGTACGGAAAGCATACTTACCTTCATGTCTCCAATCCAGTCCAGTTTTAGTCAATTCCATCCTTAGATCTTGACGATCTTGACTCCAATTTATATCTTCACTTGGAACCCATCTTCCTTTATTATCATAGGCCATCGCTTCTTACCTCTTCCATTCTGTGAACAAGCCAC